TTGTGCTTAGGTAAAAACATTGCCGTCATTTTAAACCAAGCTCTTTTCTAATTTTAGTAGCACTAACGCTGGTGATAGATTCATCAAAAGTTTCTTGTTCGATCTTATATCCAACATCACGCCCATAGGTGATATTGACAATATTAGGCACAACTTGAATGTAATATTGCCCTTGATATAAAGGGTCAAGATCACGTTTAATGTTTTCTTTGACTTGTTCTAAGCTAAATGGGTTACTGTCATTCCATCCTTGACAATCTCTTATCTGAATGACTACTTGTCCTGTTTTTTTAATAGCTCTTTCAAACAACGCACGATGCCCTTTATGCCAGGGTTGCCATCTGCCCAACATTTGAACAGTTTCTTGTTTCCAAGAAAAAGTTGCACGACGGCAATTATTAACAATATGGTTGACAACAAACTCTTTCCATGAATTATCCCAATTTGGGATTCTGAAATCATAAACATCAGGTTTTACAAAAAGCTGGTTTGTATCTTCAAACCTTCCTTCATCTATGGTATCCATCCATATAGTCCAATCGGCTTTAAAGTTATTACGCATCTCAGGCAAAGGAGCTACAAAATCACAAATTACATAATCACCACCAGCCGAAATTGCAAAATCAGCCATACGAATAGATTGACGAATACGCCCTTCTTTAGAAAAATCCCAATCATTAAAACGTTTTCTCACATCATCCGCATTAAACCAAGTCACTATAGGATTGGTATTGATTGGCAACATTAAAGCTCTTTCATAACTCATGTGGCCTTTAGCTTCCAAAAGTTCTTTAAGTTTTTTAGCAAAGGTCGTTTTACCAGAGCCGGGTAAACCCATAATTAATATTTTCATTTCCAAACATCCACAATAATATGAATACGATCTTCCGTTCCTTCGTTGGCTACAGAATGGAGAGCTTGATTGTTAAACCACCAAATTTCGCCAGGGTTCATGTGACAAGATTCGTTACCAGAAGTAAATGATACTTGGTCGTTGCTTGTTACTACAAAATGGTATCGGTCATGCTTTTTGGCGTAATTACCTTCATCTATGTGGTAACCAATATATCCACCAGGTTTAAGATTGGCTACCATCACACGCCCTAAAAGATGAATAGGAAAAAAGTCATAGACTACATTCATTGTTTTGGGATGGTAACGCTGAGAAAAGTAATCTTCGCACTTCAAACTCTCAAAGAAGGTTTGATAGGTGGAGTCATACATTACAGATTGAAACCGCAAGACAATATCTTTGACGTTGGAGTGTTGCAATGTAGGATCGTTTCTACGTAGGTTTAACCAATCCCAAAATTGACTTTTTGTTAGCTCTGCTGCAATAGGCGCAGGATCAAAAGTATCTATTAATTTGAAGTTATCCATTTTCCCCACTCCCCTCGGTTTCCTAATTGATATTGTATTGCAAAGTCATGCAGTAATTCTGGTGATATTTTCTTGTCAGAAATATATTTTCTAAACTTTGGCAAACCCCAATCTTTACGCCATTTACATAGCTGGCGCACCCCTGCTTTATGTATTGCCTCTAGATCGGAGTTCCCGCTGTTTGATGACATAATCCTTCATTTCGTAATAGCTGTTAAAGCGGGCCAATTTAGGGTCTTTACCACATTCAATTCTATACGCTTCTTCAATCTGATCGTTAGTTATTAACGGATTTTTCTTTTGTGTAATAACTGATTCTGCAACCCACTCAGCTTTAAATCCAGCCCAACCTCTTTCGCAACACATCTGCATTACATCAGAGAGGGACATTTTAGCCTTATCTGCTTCTCGCTGTAATCCTTTAAAAGCAGTTTCAGTCCATTTAGCTTTTTTGGCTTTGCGAACTTCTAAGTAATCTTTAAACAAAGATTCAGAAACACCTTCAGGTGTCTTTAATTGGTTATTGGTTATTGGTTTATGGTTATTGGTTGGTTGAACGGGCGTTGAACGGGCGTTGATCGCTCGTTTAGCTGCCGATGCTTTTCCTGCTTTAGAGGCTATATCTAACTGTTTATGATAGTCAGCCAATACTTCATCGCATCTAGTATGCTTCCAATATCCATCCTCTAAAACAAAAAACATTTTAAGAATTGATCTCACAAAGTCATCATGCAATCTAGCATTTACTTTTGTGCAAAGTACGCCTATATCATCAGGCAATGGTTTTTCTGTATCGTAATAAAGCCAAATTAATTTGAGATAAATGCCAACTTCTTCGTTGGTTAAATAAGAGGTGTCTTTTATAAAGTCACCAATGTGATGTTGGTAGTAGTGCATACGGCCTTTGTCAAAGGTAGTCAAAAGGGTGGACTGGGCAGATCGGTGACTAATCGACTTTTCGGTTGCGAACCTAGCCTGTCCATAGAGTTTACTACAGCTTATTTCTTTTTAGTTTGTTGTTTTTTTACAACAGTTTTCTTGGGAGTGGTGTCCAGAACGCTTGAAACATGAAACATTTTGCCGTTACGTTCCATCATTATTGCCTCCACCAAAGTGCAAGTCATTCCTTGCTGGACAAGAAAATGCAATCCCTCCTTGTCATAATGCACGTGGACTTCGGCTGATCCGTCTTTATTTTCTTTGATTTTTTTAATTAAAATTTCCATTAGTGTTGCCCCGAAAAAGCCACAGGGCCAAGTGCATTTAACAAATCACGATGCGCTTTGACTTCGTTGGTCAAAAATGCAATCCGTTCTTGCAAAACTTTAATTTCTAGATCAGCTTGTTTAAGCATATCTAACAACATTTCTTCTCTATTCATATTAACTCCGGCCAAATTAAATGCCAGGATTGTGGAAACAAGTCCTTGCGTGTGATTAAACCATGCGACTCTTTTTCAAGAGTTGCCCCTAAAAATGCGTATTGAGATGCTGGAATGTTGTTTTTTCGCCACAAACTAACTGCTGCCGGGCTTACACCCGTTAATTTGGCTACTTTGGCAGTTCCCCCAAGCAAGTCAATTATTGCTGAATCTGTAAGTTTTAGTCCCATTTAGCAATCTTACAACATAAGTAATTATTTTTGCAAAGGTATTGCAAAGTCTTGAATATTACTTAATAATGGAGATATAGCAACTTCGCTATGTCATTTAAGGGGAATTTAAATGGATGAGTTGTATCAAGTTATGACCGAAATGGAGCAACGCTTGGAAATAGCGTTAGACAACATGGAATACGGCACAGAATTGTCGCAAGACGATGTAGATGTTATTCGTGCAGCTTGTGGAAAGCCAAACAACAAGCGCAATAATCTATTGCAAAACGTGTTTGAAGATTTTGGTAAAGTCTTTGGAGGTTCTAATGTCTAAATACTTAGAACTTCGCAAGATCAATGTCAACGATCATACCGAACGTAAGGGTCGTTTTACTTATCTTTCTTGGGCGTGGGCCGTAGATCAGTTATTACAAAAAGACCCAATGGCTACTTGGTCGTATGCCGATCCTACAATATTTGCCGATGGTTCAATGATGGTATATTGCACAGTTCAGGCGTTTGACAAGTCAATGACTGCCATGCTTCCGGTGCTAAACCATGTCAATAAACCAATCCAAAATCCTAATGCAATGGATGTCAATACCGCTATGCAACGATGCTTAGTCAAAGCGATTGCTTTGCATGGCATTGGTTTGTATATCTACGCTGGCGAGGATTTGCCAGAAGATGAAGCACCAAAACAAGTGAAGTCTAGTCAATCAATGAAATCTGTAGCAGAAGATATTTTATAAGGGGAAACACATGGCATATACACCAAAAGAAGGTTCAGGAAGTCTGTTTAAAAATGAGCGTAAGGCTTCTGATAACCATCCTGACTTTACTGGAACAGTTATGGTCAATGGCAAAGAGCATTACTTATCTGCCTGGACTAAGACATCCACTAAAGGCACAAAGTTTCTTAGCGTATCAATCGGCAAAGAAAAAATCCCACAAGGATTTAAACCAGCAGGATCAGACGAGTTACCAAAGGATGATCCGTTTATAGACGATAGTACCCCGTTCTAAAGGAAAACACCATGCAGAACCAAATTAAGAATCTTATTACCGAAAGTGCCAAGTTAAGCTGGCAACCAGTTGGCGTAGATGAAGAACAGCAACTTATTAGTTTTAAACCTGAAGATTTGTTGTCTGTGATTAAGGCGGTTCTGCACGTTGCTGCCGATATGTGCGAAAACTACTATGATTCAGAGCGTATCATTAACTATGCACAAGGAATTAAATGACTTGCCAAGTATGTAAATTCTTTGTATTCAATCAAAATGATATGATGGGAGCTTGTAAGCTCAATCCTGTGGTTGTTAATAAAATGCCTCAGGACTGGTGCGGTCAAGAGATTCCAAAAGAATACGAAGAACCAGGCATTACAATAACTGTTGCTCCAAAGGCTACAACTGTTGCCCAAGAAACAACATACGATATACACACGGATGAAGTAAAACCAAAAAGGGGAAGAAAAAATGCAGGAACAAAAGAGTGAATCAGGCCATTGGTACACCAAAGATGGAGAGCCAGCCTACACAATCGAACGAGCAGATGGCAAAGGGATGCGAAACACCACTTTGCGAGATGCAAAGAAGCTGAGCCTTTTACCGAGCGTTACTACCATTCTCGGTGTGGCGGCAAAGCCTGGACTCCAGAATTGGCTTCAGCAGCAGGCTATCCTTGCAGCCTTAACGCTACCACGCAATGAGGGCGAGTCTGAGGAAGATTACTTAGACCGAGTTCTCAACGATTCTAAGGCACAAGGCAGGGATGCAGCCGATAGAGGAACACAGATTCATGGCGTATTAGAAGCCTTTTTTAGCCAAGTTTTATTGCCCGAAATACCTGAGTATTGCCGTAATGCAGAAAACGCTTTAAAAGCCTCGTTTGGCAATCGCCTATGGGTTACTGAGAAGTCTGGTAGCCATGAGCTAGGATTTGCTGGAAAAGTGGACTTACACGCTAAAGGCGATAAAGTTAAGGGCATTGTCCCCGTAGTTGCAGATTTTAAGACAAAAGAAGTCCCTTTAGAAAAGGTCGTTCCATACGAGGATCATATCATGCAGTTGGCTGCCTACCGAGAGTTATTAGGCTTGTCAGATGCTCGGTGCGCTATTGTCTTTGTCAACGGATTGACCAATGAAGTCAAGGTCTGCGAGATTGAGGAAGCGGATTTGCAAAAGGGTTTAAAGTGCTTTTTCCATCTGCTACGTTTCTACCAAATTAAAAGCGGATTGGTCGTATAATATCTTTGGGGCTGGGTTGGTGATCCCCCGCCAAAATTCCTTCCGTGAGGATTCCAGCCCCACCTTAATGTTGCTTAAAAGCCACAGATAAAAAATATTTTGCACAAAATGGTTTTTTGTGATTTTTATATTTATAGTTACATTTATCAGGGCAGGCATACTTCAGATCAATAAGCCGAAGGTGTACGACTAAGCAGTCTGTCCTGTTTTTTAACTAAGGGGGAATTATGAAAACAGCAATTATTGAATGGATTGGCGTAATACTGCTAGGCCTAATCTTGGGCGCAATGTTTGGCTGGGGGTTCTAATGATCGACAAATCTCAGTATGTTATTCGTTTAATGGAAAACTTGAAAAACAGACAGATTTTTAGAAATAGAGCCTGCATTACAGTATTACTCAAGCGTAGAGGCAAGACGTTAGAAGCAAAACGCAAAATTATTATGATGGCTAATACTCCATTATTTTATGCTTTTGGATATGAATACGAACCTAAAAAGGAAACGGAATATGGATTTGGCTACTGAATTTGAAAGCCCTGACTTTGGCAATTATAAGTGTTACAAAATGGGCGGAATCTTACACGTGCCTCATTACACCAAACCAGGCGTTTATGTAGCACCTTGCATCAAGATTGTGAATCAGTTTGGTCGTAACGAATACCCAGCCCGTTTCTTTTACAAGCATGAACTATTAGCGATGGGCGCAGTAGAAGTAATGGAAACCCTATGGAAAACTTATGCGAGGGACAATAAATGAACGCATACAAATTAGCGGAAGAATTGCAAAGAGCTATTGCTGACAATATGACTGACTTGGTTTGTGTTCAAGATGCAGCCACTTTGCTTAGAAAACAGGCAGATGACCTTGAGTATATGCAAGAGCAGTTCGACAGGGCCATAGAGTTTTTAGCCAAATGCAACGGATGGAGTAAAAACAAATGAGCTATGAACATTTTGTAAACAATTACCAGAGATGGCTAAAAAGCCCTAGAACGCTCTCAGAGGCGTTTAAAGATGCTGAGTATGCAACGTCTATCACTCGACCTGAAGATGGCGAATACAGCTTGTTTTGGGGGCTTTTAGGGGCTTTGATGTTTGTAGCTATCTTCGGTTACGGCTTTTGGCGTTATGTCAACCTATAAGCCATTTAGCCAAGATTTACACGATGTTTATGATGCGCCTGCTCGTCAGGCAGTATCTACTTGGATGCAAATGAAAAAAGGTTATGAAGTGCGGGAAAACCCTAATCGCTATGGAGTTGACTTAATCTGCTTTCGATCAGGTTTTCCAGTTGGTGCGCTTGAGGTAGAAGTTCGTCAATTAGGTTTTGACCAACATCGTAGTATTCACGTAGCGCAGCGCAAAGAAAAACTATTTCAGGAAGGTCTGCCGACTCTATTTTTTGCCTTAACT